TTAATCTTCGAATGAAGCCCCTGTATTAGTAATTATGAAGTCAACTGCAATAAATTCAATTGCTCTGGCCGGCTTTAAGAAAACCTTAGCGTACATAATGTTTTGATCGATTAAATCTGGCGTTGTAGTCGTTTTATCTAAAACCAATTTATAATCAGTTAAGCCAAACCGAGCCTTGACATCAGCCAAGAAAGGATTAGCTCTTGAAATAAATCTATCCCAAGTTTCTTGTACGTTCGGCTCAAATAGAAGTTCGTTAGAAATTCTAGATATGCCCTTTTTAACAAAAAGGAGCAGCCTTCTGACATTAATTCTATCTAGAGCGCTTCTAGTAACCTGCAATGTCTTTTGACCAAAGATTACAATGCCCTCGCTTGGGAAACTCGCGATTGGATTGATGTTGTTGTCATACAGGCTATCGCGGTCCTCAGAGGAAAGCTTATCAGTGACCCCCACAACGGGAAGACCGGCAAGACCACTAGACAGTCCACCTCGGTTAAATCCTGCTGGGGCAAACCAAGGAGCTTTGACCTTATCAGTATAAGACATCGCCCCCAAGGCCAAAACTGAGGGTGGCATATAAACCAGATCGCCAGTTATAGAATCCCTAACCTGAACAAATGGATAATAAGCGCAGCCGTAGCTATTATTGATGCCTCGGTCCTTTAGATTGCTAGTCACATCAGAAAGGGTGCCATAAGTAACAGCACCTCCGGTGGAACCACCTTCGTGCGAAGGTTGGAAATCACCCTCCAAGTCAATAATGGCCATCGCGTCGGCGCGGTCTTCTGTAACCCCAAGCAAATGACTTGTAAGGCTGTTATTGGTGATGCCGGGAATAGTAATTAAATTATACTCTACGAATTCCGGGTCTTTAACAGAATCAATAGCTTGTTTTATTGTATTAAAAGCATAGTTTGATACTTCAGTTGTACCATCATGGAACCGATTCCTAATTGGGTTCTTTTCAGTAATGTCCCAACCATCGGTGCCGCCGTGGAACACAGTTGTAAAAGACGAGATGCCTCCAGAAACGTGGTTTAGGAGACTTGTCCAACCTGTGCCTTCAGCAGTAATGGAACTGCCTGGGCCAAGGTCGTCAAAGACGCCCTCGTCACCCCTGCGACTATTAACTAAATACTCATATCTTTCGCGAGCGCCTGCGTATATAATATCATCAAGAGTAAAAACGAATTGATTATCCAAGTGGAGGTTCGCCATAGCAGGATGATGAATTTCCGAAATGTCAGCGCTGGGGGGTCGAACTAAGTCAAGGATGTCGTTATTGAAATTAGTAGCTCCATCTGCTTCACCGGTCCACACACCAAAGTTAACCTTGGAAGTATCTGTCAAACCATCCTGATCAGAATGTTGTCTTAATCTAATTTCTGGGAAAACAAACTTATAATTTAAATCGGTATGAGAACATGTAACAAAGCACTGTGCATTGAAGTTTTCAAGGTAAATTTGAGCACTCATCGGCCCGCCGGCGGCCATAATCTGCTCTCCATCTGCCACCGTTGGGACGGCCGAAGAGGTTGTGGACAACCGCAACACTTGAGTCTCCGAGCCAACGGCGCTGCTGCTGACGTGGAAATCCCTGTATTTGGGAGGACCAAAGACACCAAAGGGAACAAATTCCTCATTAGCCGTTCCAGCCTCTACTGTTGAATCAAGCTCGACACGAACATAATTTGATCTATTGGCGAATGCGCCCTTGAGCGCGAGCCTTCTTTTAGCTGTGTCGAATTCATAATATTGCGTACCAACTTTGTTAGCGATAAAATCTATTGATTTTGGATTTAAATTACAATTACTAAATTTTTCGACAACTTGTTGTGCCTTGTCAGTATCAGCAATATTTCTCAAAACAAGATCAAAAGTTGGGTGTTTCACAAAATCATTTGACGGCGCTTTGATATTTTGGATGCTAGCTTTTAAATTCCTTTGAACCCACTCGCCATGGCCCAGAGAGCACAATCTAAATAGTTTTTGCTTGTCTCTCGGATCAAAACTTCCCGTTGCAGATTGAGCCGTAAGATCTTGCGAAATAAACCAGCCTGTTTTTGGATCAGTGAATTGTCTTTTTTGATTAGCGTGGTTGAAATTGGGACCGTCCTCCTCACTGGCAACGATGGCGAGTATAATTCCCCAAGAGTCATTGTCCAATTCATTGGTGTCGTCTGGCTTGGTGGCTTTGGTGTATATCCCATCTGTAAAAACAGAAGACGTGCATGTCGTAGCAATATGATTCTGATATACGTTTGCGTAAGTTTCACCAAGCCAGTAAATCTCTTGTGCGTCGGATGGAACGAGATTATTGGCGTCGGACTTCTGGGAGATGCACAACGCTGGATTAGTGTTAAATACCTTTCTAATATACCTGTCGCTACCTTGGTCAAAGTTAAACGAAACTTCAACTGCTGGAGCATTGCTGGAAGTGAGAACAACTGTAAAGTTGCCTGATGAGTCCGAAGCAATCGGCTCTGCCTGCGCGAAAGTCTTGCTGGCCAAGCCGCCCTCGCCTTTCCGCTGGTGTGTTGACAGTCCCTTAAGACCGGCGCTGCCGTGATCAAGATACCAAATAGCAGCCAACGATCCCGTCGTCATTTTTTCGGGCGCAGTTCCTCCGTATGCAGAACCAGTGATATCTTTAGGAAACACCCAGAGGCCATAAGCACCGCCCCGGTTATCAGTGCCAAACAATCCCGGGGTGGCACTGCGTGTATGGGCCGTGCCAACGAGCGAGCCTGCCTGCGTCCAGTCTGTCGAGGCCTCGCTGACGGTCAGAAGCGTTGTGGTGCGCCAGCCCGCAGCAGCATCTCCATCAGTATTGGCCTTTCGCAAGTTATGCGTGCCGGCCAATCGGAAAAAAGTAATTGTTGGCGCATTTTTCAGCCATGCCTGAGCAGCATAAGCCCCGTAAGTCGGCGTAAGCTTATTGCCATTCCGCCAAACATCCGATCCATCGCCGCCCGGCACGGGCATACCATAAATATTAACGAACTCTTCAAAAGAATCGACCGTAACGGGACGCATTGCTGGTCCGCGAAGGGACCTACCAATAACCATGGGGCCGACATCTTTTGGCGCTCTTGGGAGAATTGAATTGTCGATTTCATTGAGAAACACTCCCGGTGAAACAAATTTAAATTTTTTCGCACTCATGTATTCATCTCTCCTATCAGACTTTACTATAGTAAATAGTTAAATAAAGCTCAAAAAGTATTAGTCCTTAAAAAATCCATCTCCAGCTTCATTCAAGTCACCAACAATAACATGTTCTCTTGGAAACCTGATTTTGACTCGATTTTCTATAACTGAATAGTCTCCGATATTATCATTAACACCCCTGCCCGTGATATAACCCAATACTCTTAATTTGATGGTGGCTTCATACTTCTTTTCATCTTCGGCCAAACTAGCAATATTGTCTTCCAAGGTTATGCCATCAAAAAAAGCTTCATACCTATGGTTTCTAGAATAAATCATGAAAGTATTAATATTGTTTGAATAAACAGCGAGAACCTGAAGCATTTGATTCAATTGCGTTTGATAATCGGACCTAAGATTAATTGAATAATTAAAATTATAATAAACTGGAAGTGGGACATAATATCTTTTATAAACAACTCTTTGATTTTTTGGAACAGGAAAGTTTGCATCCGAATTTAGCCTTAAACTTGTTGCACGCGCAAAATTTCTTGTTTTATCTTGATTTATTTTTTTACCAATATAAAATTGGTTCATTTCATGGCCGACACCGGCTTGTTTTTTTCTAAAAACATTACCCGGTATTGGTCGCTTTCCCGCTTCGGCCTTTTCCATGGAATCTCTTTTAATCGATATTAAAGGAAAAACAAGAGCATCTGAAAACGTCTCCCTTCTAATGTCTCTTTGTGCCGCTCTTTCTGCTGTCAACCAAAAAACAGGAACTTTTTTAAATCCCAAGTTCGTTTCTGAATGGATGTTTAATGTTTCATCAACCCACCTTAAAACAGCATAATCAACCGTTTCTTGGCTGCTTTCTTTTAAAATTAATTTTTCCTGCTGGGGGACTCCCAGCGTTTTTAAAAAGGTGGCCCTGCTCTTACAAGGAAAATGCTCACCGGATTGCGCGGTATGAGAACCCACACAACCAATTTGCATTGCCGCCTTTTCAGCCTGTTGAATGCTCTGAAAAGCATATTTGATATCAACAGCATACGAACTCATTTGCTTACTTGGCATTAAACTTACCCTCTCTCGCCCTTATACACTTGGCCACTATTTCGACTTTTGTGTCTGTCTGCCCAAAAAGCTGTTGCGGCTCGCTTAAAGAGACTATCTCATAAAACAAAGTGCCATATTTAACAAAATCACCCTCTCTAACATATAGATCCTGATCCTCCGTTAACCTTCTTTTGTGAAAATGAATGGTGATTGCCCTTCTTTTGTCTACACCGTATTTACCCGTTTCTGTAATAAACTCATTCCATTCAACAAGCGCATAAACTCTAATTGGAGGCAAAAAGGTTTTTGTTATTGCTTCGCCATAAACTTCATGGAATTCTGTATGTTCAGTGCTGATAGGATAATAAAATATACCCTGCCCAATTATTCGCTCAACAACTTCGTCAGTAACTTGTTTGACAAAGTCTCTCTCTTTTTTACCAGTAAAAAGAGGTGGTGGCGGGGCGTCTGGTTGTGTCCATTCATTATCGGCCATTTGTTATCCTATAAAAATCGGCAAAGGAATCTTGATATTCAATTTTTCAGAATTTTCTGCGAGGGCAGCGTCCCTTTCGGCCAGTTTAACATATGTTAATTCATCCAATATCTTATTTAACTCCTCTTTTAGGGCGGCCCGCTCCTCTTTTGATTGAGCCAGCAGATCTGAAGCGTTTAAAGTTATATTGCTGCCGGGAATAGGAATAGTGCTTAATTTGCCTCTAACCTGCCCCAGTATCTCTTTTGTAAGTGCCAAGGCGTATCTTCTAATCCACTGTTTACCAATTGAATTAATATTTTCATAAGGAATATTTGCATAGGGCAAAGTGTTTAAATTATTAACCCCCTTCGTGCCTGTTTCTCTATCTGAATATTCTTCCAACGGACTTTTATATAACCTAAATCTAAAATGCATTCTAGTTGGAGCTACCCCGTCTGGTTCAGGATATATTCTCATTTTATTATTATGTATTTCATAAGAATAATGGGAAATTCTTGTATAAATCGAGTCCTCATAGGCCATCGCCTGCGCCTTGTTCTGCCAAGTTGGTATAACTTCAAATGTCGATTCATCCGTATATTGACCATAACTGGAAAGGTTACCAACCACATTCATGGCACCATAATACATAAAAAAGCGCCATTGTGCTCTTGGGGCGACATAATATACCTTTGAAATTGTGATTCTTCGGCTATTCAAAGAATCGGCCCCTACCACAGTTATATCACCACTGTTAATAGAGGAAGAAGCAATTGCCTGCAAGTCATAATCCTGCTGAGAGGCCGTCAGGGCAAACGATGCTGAATATTCAGAAATATCAGCATTTAGGCCAGCTTTTATGCTTAGACCGTCAGCAGTACGTTGACTGGCCTGAAATGTGAATCTTGGAAACTTTAATGCGGCATTTGTTGGGCCTGTTACAATTTCACCATCCTCGTCAAACGAGGCGGTTGTATCGCCGAGCAAGTCTCCGAGCGAATTTTTAGCTTGATGCAAGTTGACAATGTAAGAATATTCTAATACTGCATCTTCGTATGCTGCATAAACATTGCCGGTTTTTACTTCAATGTCTAAGACATCGCCGCCCAGCTTCTTATATGTATAGGCCACTTGGTCAGAAGCGCCGGCGATAAAAGCCTCAGAATCACTATAGATTCCATAGGGCAACAAACCAGCCACTTCTGAAATAGATCCAGTTGAAGTTAGTATTGATTTACTTGTTTGGCTAGTTGGTGTTAGGGTTGGTGTGGCCATTCATTATTTCTCCTATCCTAATAAATAGTTGTTAGGATAAGAGAAATAGATTAATCGGCCTTCTTTGTTGCAGCAACCTTGCGACGGGGCTTTGAGGATCGAACTTTCTTTTTACTATTCGAAGCGGGGCGTTGTTTTGATCTAACACTTGGACGCTTAGGCCGAGGCTTTGGGGCGGCCTTTTGTTTAATCGCCACTTTTGACTTTAATTCGCTCTCTTTGCTTACTACCAGAGCCGACTTGACGAGAGGCTCTGCGTCGCCGTAAGCGTCAATAACAAGATCCGGATTCCGGATCTTGTTTACTACTGGAGCCGGCTTGACGATCGGCTCTACAGGTGCAGTCGCCTCTTTGACAACCGAAATGCTTGGCTCTTCTTGCAAAAGAACCTCAAACTTACTCTTTAATTTTTTACCAAATTTTTCTAAATTATAAAGATATCTTTTCTTTTTACCCATAATGTCTCTTTTTTATCATATAATGTCGACTGTCGTGATGCCGGCGTCGGCGTCAGAACTAAAACATTGGACAAGCCACTTCTCTCCAGTACAAATAACCTCTACAGAATCCCCAGCAAGAGCTTTGTTGGCCTCGAACACGACCTCGCCACCAATAAGAGTATTGCCGACGTTGCCGCTTAAGGTATCATCGCCTAAGCCACCGTAATTGGCAATAACCATTGAAGCGGAGTCGGGGCTGGTCTCGCCGATCGTCGCGCCGTTCGCGCCCAT